GGATTATTCGCGAACATGGGAACGTATGGTTGGTTGACCGCATTACTTCCAAGTGCCGCTTATAACAACGGTGGATGTAATGGTGGTCCAGACGCGACCGCTGACGGAATTGCCGACTTTGGGCTCACAAATGAAAAAGTAGCTGCCTGTTGGCATGGTTATTTTACTGGAAACGTTGGAACACTTAAAACGCTTGTTGACTATCCATACCCATCTGCTTCATCAACAAGAAAAGCAGTTTCAATAGGCGGTGGCTCGGTTTCGCTTCCAAGCTCGTTCACTCTAGCTATTAGTCCCACAAGTCCAAATGCTGGTGAAGATCTAACCATAACCGCTACGGCTCAGACAATATCTGGCGTACCTCAAGCTGGAGTAACGGTAACAATAACCGTTAGCAGTGGTCCTGACGCTGGAAGCACTCTGACCGCTACGACTAATTCTTCTGGAGTAGCAACAATAACCGTAAGAACAAACTCTCAGGGAACTGCTGTCTATACGGCTACAGCAACAGTCAATGGTGTGGCTAAAACTGTTTCGGCAACTGTTAGCTGGAATCCTCCAGTAACTACTGTTCCACCCATAGTGACTACAACATCAACCAGTAGTACAACGACCTCCGTACTGCAACAAACAACAACACTGCCAGAAGTTGTTCAAACAACGACAACGGCATATTTAATTTTGCCATTGCCACAAGAAGTGACGACCACCACAGAATTATCTCCAGTACCAGACCTCGGGATATCTTCATCCCCAAAGACTACCGTTCATGACCACTCAAAGCACTCGCACGGGATTCTTCCAGAGACCGGGAGCAGCTCGTCGAACGGAATAAAACTTGCTCTCTTTATCGTCTTGCTTGGCTGGATAATCATGTCAATTCGTGGAATTTTCTCGGATTCCAAAAAAAGCAGAAAAGGAGCATGATATGGCTATGAAAAAAGAATTATGCACCAACATATTGATGCGCATCCTTGCAACCTTTGCAGCCTCTGGTCTTGGCGTGATCGGAGCCGGAGCTGTAGCTGGAGTTCCCCTGTGGAAGGCTGTATTTATGGCTGGTATTGCTGGTGTAGCCAGTGTAGTTGAAGGACTATCACGGGCATTCCTTGATGACGGAAAGCTAACTATTAGTGAAATAAATAACGTTTTTAAGAAATACGAGCGCGGTGATGTATCAGATCAAGGGTCTGACCAGGGAAAAAGAACAAAAGAAATAATGGACAGACGCAAAGAAAGCAAATCTGGAACTACTACTATCCCATGATCCAGAAAAATTATGCTATTTTAAACTTGAGCGAGATAAGCAAAAACGTATTTAAAAATTAAAATTTATCTAAAGTTGGCCGGACTTAACAAATGAATCAAAGACAAGAGATTGAGCAAATCTGGCACAACGATCACCATGTGTTGAGCCTGCGCATCAACAGAGCAGACCTTGAAATTATGGATATCGTTTGTCCCGCCTCGGAGCCAAGCGCTGATTGCTTAAACTCGCACGGCGAATGTCTTGTCCAGTGGTTCATATCGCGCTATGGCATGGATTGCAACGGCGGCGTGTGTATGGCAAGCCAAAATATGGAAATATGTTGGACAATTATCGGGGAAAAAGAAAATCCAGAATCTTCTCAGTTATGGTTCATGCCATTAAGTGATGAGGTTTTTCAGGCTTGGCTTACGTCCAATTCGGAGCATTAAAAGCTGATCAGACATTTCCTCAGCCTTTAGACTTTTCCTGATGTGTTTGCTGCGCCTTGCTGTCTCGAATATAGCAAATTCTCCGTCTTCCGTTATCTGCCATTGATCTTTGTTTACTCTTTTCAAAAATCCAGATTTACTTAAAAAATCAAGGCTTCTGGCCATATCGGCGTAGCTTCTTCCATCCCACGTCCCGGTAAGGCAATTTTTTAAATTATCTTTCGAAAATGGTCTTTGTATCATCTTGGCGTAACACAAAGTTGTGTATCTTCTAGAATTGTATTTAAGTTTGTTTTGCGTCATTAATCCCGCATGATATTACCAAGGATCGCGTTCCGCAACTTCACTATTGAGATTTTGGGTTTCACTAATTGTTTTAATTATCTCTGTAATGTGCTGCATGTCAGGTTGATCAATAACGGCTTTTAAATTTACTTTGTATAAATTATGCCGGTTTATTTTTGTTTTTGAAACAAGGTCAGCAGCAATAAGACTCTTCACTGTTTTGTCAATCATTGTCTCACTTAGGTCAAGATAAACAGAAATCGCCCTTATCGTCATCGTAGGATCTTCTATGAGGGCGATCAACACTCTCCCTGTTGTTGACAGGAGCGAAATGGCGTCTTCACGGTGATACCGTAAAACTTTTTTCCTGTCGAGGGTCCTGAGTATTTTCTCTACTGCGAGGTCACTGGAGCCGTCGTTAATCGCGATAGCTTCCGAGATTGCTTTTTTAATGTCTTCTGATTTTTGATTTTTCATAGGATAACAACATGACTGTCATTTAATGGTGTACTATCTGTGATGTCACTGCGACTCTTACTGAGATAACTCTTGGTTTGGTTGTGGTGCTTCACATATCAAACAATAGCAGGTTGGTGGTAAATGCTCAAGGATGCTCTGTTAAACCTTATGAAAAATAATGATGGGGACAAGTGTAAGCTTGGCAAACTCATTGGAGAATTAGATAAAGAAACAGCTGAAATGCTGTCCAACGCTCTGCGAAGTAACGTCGCTACGACTGTGCTCTGCAGAACTCTCAACAACGAAGGAATCAAGATTAGTAGAGAGTTTCTCGGCACACAGAGAAAGCAATGCTTCTTGTCCCCGGGCAGTTCACCTAAATGCTGTCTAAATAAAACGGATGCCAATCAGGAGAACAACAATGAGTAAGTCCCTTAAAAATAGCCTAGAGGCAATTACCGATCAGTCCAATAAGGAGACTCACACAAAAAAGGTAATGGGAGACATTGCCGAGATGTTGTCCCGAAAGGGTATTGACCCATCGGAAGTCGGGGCAATAAATAGAATTTCTCTTTATCAAACTGTCACGAAAAATGATCTAGGGGAAACAGAAGTTCACGATCTTCAGGCTATTCAATTTAGCCCATCTTGGGAAAGTGGGCCACAGTGGCCGATGGTGACCCAGGGTCCGGCCATAAAAATTGACAATCCAAAGATAAAAGCCGAAGAACCAAAAGGGTGGCATACGGCCGTAGTGGTTCCTGATATCCAAATTGGTTATTACAGGAAATCTCTTGACGATTACGACCTTGAGCCCATACATGACGAAAATGCTATCGCTGTTGCTTTAGGAGTCATCAAGGATATGAACCCACAGCAGGTTGTTCTCGTGGGGGACAACCTGGACTTCGCTGAATTCGGTAAGTATTTAACAGCGGCCCCATTCAAGCAGCTAGTACAAGCAGCAATCGATCGAGCAACGATACTTTGTTCTCAATTGAGAAAAGCCGCACCAAATGCAGAAATAGTGTGGATTGCAGGAAACCATGAAGCGCGATTAGCTAGATACATCCAGGCAAACGCTGAGGCTGCCTTTGGAATAACCAGAGGAAAGACAGACGGATATCGCGATGGCTGGCCAGTCATGTCCGTTCCATATCTATGCCGAATGGACGAATTCAACATAAAGTACCTTCCAGGGTATCCAGAGTCTGCTCATTACATTAACTCCAACCTTATGGTCGTACACGGAGATCGCGTCGTTTCAAATAACTCAACAACAAAGAAGTATCTTGATAACGAAAGAATTTCCGTGATCTACGGGCACATTCACCGCAATGAGTACGCATATAGAACAAGGCGCACAGACAAGGGCCCACGGACGATCATGGCTGCAAGCCCTGGTTGCCTATGCAGAGTCGATGGGGCGGTTCCTTCAGTAAAGTCCGGCATGGATGAGTTCGGTAGACCGATCCTTCAAGGGGCAGAAAACTGGCAACAAGGACTTGGAGTAGTTACATATCAGCCGGTCGGGGTTGGAGAAGAATGGTTCAACTACGAGCCCATGTGGATATACCAGGGTCGAGGAATCTTCAGAGGGAAAGAATATACAGCAGTATGACAGAAGACGATGACTCTGTAGCAGGAATAATTGCCGACCTAGAGAAAATGCAAGAAGCTGGACTAGTTGAAGTAAAGAGCATCACCGAAGAAGGTGAGTGGCTTTATGGGCTTACGGACCTCGGTAGGGCTATTGTCAAGGACGTAGGGATAGATCCAGATAAGCTCGAAGGTCTTAGGAAGGTTCTTGCATTGATGATGGGTGAAGAAAAAAGAGATAACTCCTAAAGATATACAGTTTGGAAGAAACAATATGACAACTATCATTGGCATTCAAGGAGATGGTTTTTGTCTTATTTCTGCAGACTCTCGTATATCAGAGGTAGAGGGGGACAAAGGTCTTGTATCTCAGTTCTTCAGTTTGAAAGAGTCAAACAGCAAATTGGCTCTGAACGGGCGCTACATAGTTGGGGCCGCAGGAGATTTGAGGGCGATAAACATCCTTCATCACGCATTCCAGCCTCCGGCAGCACCTCCGGCCATCAGAGGGAAGAAGCTCGATCACTTTGTTACGGTTAAATTTATCCCAGCTTTAAGGGAATGCTTCGAAGAGCAGGGCTACGCCACCCCCGACAAAGACGAAAAGAAGCATATGGCAGAGCATGCATCTACTGTGATAATGGCCGTCAACGGAATCATATATGTAATCGATAGTGACTACTCCTGGATATCTGATACTAACGGCTTGTTTGCCATAGGAAGTGGTTCTCAGTTCGCTCTGGGGGCAATGCACGCATTAATGCCAAAGGGGAAGGTAACTCTAGCTACTGCCAGGAAAGTTGCATTGAAAGCAATAGCTACAGCAGCTAGGTTCGATCCTTACACTGGTGCTCCGTACCAAACTATCGTGCAAGAAGTCGATAAACCAATAGTGCCCAAAAACAATAAATAAAAGACGTTTTTGACTATTTATGGTTTGTTTTTCACAGTTTTGCACCAAACCATAATTTGATTTGGTGTTTGCTGCCAAAAAACAGATCAATGACAACTTTTTTCAGCAGAAAATATTACAATATCCTGTTGATTTTAGGCATGATATACATGACCAAAAACTCTGTGTACATAATCTTTCTGCATCAATCGCCAAACGAAGCCAAGACAGAGGGTGCGCGCAGAACGTCATATCTCTGATAAATTTATCCAGTATGGATCACTTAGTAATAGACAACGCTTTATCCCAGACGATGTGTGAAGAAATACTCAACTCCTCAGGGTTCTTTCCTGTGAGCATGGGAGACGACGCCCGAATAGCGCAGGAAATAAACTCTTATCACTACGCCGACGACGAACAACAATGCACATTCGCCCCTTTTATGTTCTGGGACGGATGGGGTAAATCTCCAGCAGATACTCCAAAGAAGCGAGCAATCAAGGAGATATGGGAACATCGGCTCCCTTTCCCATTAGAAGAGCTCTGTGGAATTGAATACTGGACAAGAAGCTTCACTCCAGGCCAATGGCTGGCTCCTCATGTTGACGAGGACACTTTCCTATACGAACGCACGAAAAAATTTTCCGGCCCACTTATCGGTTCTGTCTACTACGGACCACAGCCAAGCGAGATAGAAGAGGGCGAATTTGTTATTTACCCTATTGTTATCGAGGACGGCTCAGAGCACTCACTAGAAGAAAGCACCCTCGGCGTGCGCGTTTCTTCTGTTACGGAAAAAGAGATCATCCAATATCAGCCAAATAGACTAGTGATAATGGACACCGGACATCAAGTTCACGGAACTGTTCCAGCGAAAAGGGGCATTCGCTATGTAATGGTAACAAACGTATGGCATGTGACAAATCCCCCTACAGCCTTAGAACTAAATACCTTCTATTACGAATAGATCCATATAAATACTAGACAGGCACGTCCCTATGTTTATGTAGTAGTAATAAGAGAAGAACATATAAATAGTGTGCTTTTCTTAGGACGTGTTGATGGAAAACAAAGATATAAACAGGGAACAAAAATTACCCAATAATAGTTCTCCACCTTTGTCTGGCCTTGCTATACCTAAAAAAGATTGGTTTGGTCGTGCTGCGTGCAAAGGAAAAACGGAACTAATGTTCCCCAAGAAACATAAGGACATAACATATATTGCTCAAGCACGAGCTATATGTAAAACATGCCCTGTTAGAGAACAATGCTTAGAGTACGCACTGGAGTTCCCAGCAGCAGATATGCATGGGGTATGGGCAGGACTGACTAGCAGGCAACTGGCAGCAGAACAGAGAAGGCGAAAGATTAAGCCGACTCGACCAACGCTCGCACAGATGTGGCAAAACTGACAAAGAAGGTCGAACATTAGGCAAAAGGCTATTTGCTATCAAGGCCACCCTATGAGGCACATTCTTTAAAAAACCGGAAATGCTTGCGCCGATCCGGGTTTATCATTTTTTTCGCATTTTTGTTGTTGACAATTACATAATACGCAAATTACAAGTCGTACAAAATTGCATATCATTTAATTGGGTAATTATTTTTGCACAATTTTTATTACCACACGGTTCTAAGAGTGTTTCTCCGCGCACATATGCAAGAATTGTTTCTTCTATTGTGGGAATTGAGAACTGCGCAGGGCCTGGACTGGGGATATTCTTTTCATTTCTAATGAAATCCCACACTGCGTACAGAACAGCGTCATTGACAGCTATGTCTTTTTTGCGCGCATAGTCGATAATCTCGTTCTTTTGCCTACCCTTCATACGGATGTTGAGGGTTACATAGGAATCTAGATGTTTTGTCTTAGATGCTTTACGACCCATCGCGCTCTACCAAGGCCTGTATGTAGGCGGTGAGCGTCAGGTCAACTGCTTCTGCTTGGAATATAAGCTTCTCTTTGAATTCCCTTGTTACGCGCAGCGTCAATGTGACTACTGGCTTAGTGGGGACGACTACTGGTCTTCCTGGGTTCCGCTTCATGCATAGAACATTAGCCCAGTATCAGTGCGTTGACTGCAAGTGCTATGGCAGATATTAGGCACATTATAATTACCAAAGGATATTTGCTAAACGAAATTACCCCTATGCAAGCACTAGACATTAATAGGCATATTATTTTTAGGGTATTATTCATGGGCAATCTTTGTTGTCTGGTATCTGGTAGTGAGTGGCACTGAGCTCTTGCACTACATGATCGTACACCCTGATGAACATATCTCTGTCTCCATTGGTATGCAGGCCATACGCGCCAGGTCCTAGGTTCTTTAGGGTGATGGATAGGGCCTCTGAGATCTTCAGCGTTGGAAACTGTCCGGAGTTGATCTCGTGGGATATGGTAAGTAATTTACCCCAAGCAACATAGGGGTCATCGAATTGGGTCATTCCAATACGGCTATTTATTGCGGAACGACGTACGTCTCCTGGTTTTGGCAAGAATACTGTTTTGACGGCTAGGTCGAGAATTGCGCGCTTAGCTTCTTGGTACTCGACGTCATGGAGTACGTCGTACCATGCTCTATATACGGCCTTCTCCCGTAACTCCTCTTGAGGGAGTGCCGCGTTGAATGTGGCGTATGCCTGGTCAACGATGTCGGCCAGCTCCAGCTTATTCATTTACCCAACTATCCCTAGCTGACTTCTTTGTGTTGGCTTCGTTGTACTCGATAAACATCTCCACATGCTTGGAGTCCTGGAAGATAAGAGAGATGTCGTTGTAGAACTTCTTGCTGGGGTTCTTGCCCATGTGCCAATCGGAAGCTAGACACCCCTCTATGGCCTCTCTGCAGGCCTCTACGCCGTAATTGGCAATAGCCCACCCAATTCTGTTCTCGCGCTTTGCGTCCATGATGGGGCGCGTCTTATTCATGCGCAGTTTCCAGTATTCGAATATCTCTATTTTAATATCTGCCGTAACAGAAGAACTTGCGTCTAGCTGCTCCTTGGTGTGCGAGCTCACTGATCCCTTTTTTCTACCCATTGGAACACTTT